CGCCTTTTTTAAGCAGGCTTATTAAATACTTTAATACTTTTATTGATGTTTTGTGCGAAAAATGTTCTATCACATCAATTGCTTTTATTTCATCGACACTTTTAGGCAAAAAAGGCAAATTACATTTAGATAAATCCGAGATTATATCTATTTCTTCAAGATTTCTTATATCAATATTGATATATTCACCCAAACAATCTTCTCCTGCACCTACATTAAGTTTAATCACAGATTATTCCCTTCTCTAAAATCTCTTTCTTTTAACCACAATTTTCTTAAATAAATGCCTTTATCTCTTTTCCTCTCATCACTTCTTAAAGTGGTGCGATGTTCTAGATAACAACCCTCTAAAGTTTTCATTGGTTTTTTATTCAATAATTCACCATTTGAAAACAACGCATTATGACAACCCCGATAATGTATTCCTTTTTTGTGCTTAAAAATTCTAAAGATGGGGTAAGGTGCAACTCCATCTAATCTTCTAAGTTCAATCTGGTAAACTTCCTCTGTTAAGTTGGGAAGTTTGCCACAAAAAACTTCATCCGCATCAACTTGAAAATAATAATCTCCTTCACTTCCAACTAAATAAGCATTTCTTTTAGCAATTTCATCTTCCCAAGCTTTATCAGTTCTAATAATTTCACAATTAAACTTTTTAGCTATTTCCAAGGTTCCATCAGTTGAATATGGTTTTTTGTGTGGAAAACCTTTTATTGCTCCGTCAACAATAATAATTCTATCGCAAAATTGGAGCGGGAGGAGGCAATCCGCTAAGAAAGCCTCCTCATTATAAACTATAACCACTCCAATAAACATTACGGAGTTACCGCCAAATCGTAGCCGATAGCCACCGAACGCTCTGTGGTTGAAGGGGTTCTCAATGGCGCATAACCTTTTCTGAATGAACCAACAATTTGAACCTGGTCTGATTCAATTTTCTCGTCGGTTTTAATTGTCAAACTCCTTCTGGAACCAAGAACATGTCGGTCGGTTCTGACCAAGAGCAACACAGTATTGTCCGTGGTTGTTCCATCATAAACACCAGAAGCGTTTAAATTCTCCCGCATTTTACCCGATGTTACCGCTTGGGCCCCGAACATTGCCGTAATCCCGCCATTTGCAATGGTGACATATTTGCCAAAGCCCTGTTTTGTTTCCCCGATTGTCTGAGCAACAACTATATCATTTGTGGTTGGAGCCAAAATCCAGGCTAATTTAGATGGGTCAACCCCATATGTTTGCATTGCTGTTTTGACACTAAGAATAGCTGCAGGAGTAAGTGTAGTAAGAGCTTTTTTCAAGCCAGCTACCGCTAGGGCTTGATACCTGAAACCCTTCCACGCTTTTCTAACATCTGAAGATGAAGTAACATCTGCATCCTGATGGGTTGCGCTGTCATCACCATTTATCAGAGCATCCTCTAATGCTTCAGCGGCAGTAATGGCCATATTGGCTTTAAGCTGCGGAATCAAAGGAACAATCGAATCCTCATCTTCTTCAGCCGAAAACCAAGTTCTGCCCATAAACTTTTTGGCAGTGAGCGTTACTTTACCTGTGCCGGGAGTAGAAGCAGTGACTCCAGTGTCATCATCGTCATCTGATTCAGCGGTGAGATACCAGGTCATATCGCCCGTTGCAATTGGAATCTCGTTAGAGTTGTGAGAGACGGGATAATCTTTAAACAAATTAACAACTTTTGACGCCAACCTTACTTGGTCGTAAAAATCATCAATTGCTCCAGTAATTACCCATTCAGCCCCATACCCACTTGCGGTGGTGTAAAGTGCTTTTTGCCCTCGCTCATCCCTTTTGTAGAGTTTCCCATTGTGCAAAGTAATGTTCCCCATAAAAACTTGTTGCCAGAGTTTAGTTTTTTCGTCTAAATTTCCAGCCCGCATATTGTCAGTGGGGAACTCAATCTTTTTTGCAGCCCTGAAGTTTTCAAGAGTTTTTCCCATTTCTGCAACCCTTTCCTTCAAGTCTGCCTTTTCTTTCTCTTCCTCAAGACGCTTTTTGTCTGCCATCAGTTCTTCAATGGCTTTTTTGCCTGCTTCAAGCTCTTCTTTAATTTTGTCGATGTCTTCATTCTTGGTAGAGGTCTCAAGTTTTTCGACTAAAGAAGCGGTCTTCTCAGAAAGAGATTTAACCTTCTCTTCAATCTTTTCTAACGTAATTTCGTCCATTTTTACTCCTTTGTAATTTTTTTTATTCTATTTTTTTGGCTCGCCTAACTTCCCCGCTTTCGCAGTTTGGCTAAGTGCTCTCAGTATATTTCTCTAATTGTTTTAAAACTTCTTCAATTTCTTTTAATGCACCCCAAAGTTTTTCTTCATTTGATTTTGAAAGAATTCTACCCGCTTTATTGCCGAGAGTTTCAAATATCTTTAATTCAGGAGCTTCTTTTTCAAAATCATCAACAATGTGTTTTCTTAAATGGTTGTAAACTCCTTGCCTGTCAGAATCTGGTATATCAGGCATTTGCCCTCGTGCTCCATTTAGAGCAGCTATTCCAGAAGAGCAGGCTTTATAATTGACCTTGTATCCTTCAATGTGGTGATGAGGAAATTTATAAGAACCTTTTATATCGGGGTTTTCTTTATCATAATAAGCACAAATTATTTTTAAGTCCTTCACTTCTGCTTTTTTTACTTCAGCTGAAGCATCCCAAGCTTCATCTATCTCTGCTTTGGCTGTCTGTTTGTAAGGAATAACTGATTTAACCTCAAAAATTGCGTCAGGATTAGCTCCAATCGGGGTTATGGTTATTTCAAAAAGATTAACTTTTTTAATAATTTTTCCAACCATCTCAAATATTCCGCCAATTGAAAAGCATTTTAAAATTCCTTCTTTTACTTTTTTGCGAACCATCTGAGTAAAACTATCAACCGATTCAGATAAAATTGCTTTAATCCAGAGTCCAAAATCATCTAATCTATATTCAAGAACTTTGCCGACTGCTTCAGCAATTCCATTTGTATGGTTTGCCAAAATAACAGGTTTTTCCATAAATTTATCCATCACTTCTTTAGGAAAAGAATCTTTGCCCTCAACTGTCTCACCATCATAATCTTTGTTGAAAGATGAGGCGTAACCTTCAATAAAAATCGGGTCTTTAAAAGTTTCCCCATCAATTACAATAGGTTCTTTTTGCTTCTTGATTTCAAAAGAACCGCCTAACCATTTAACCATTTTTTCCTGCATTTTTAAACCTCCTGATTATTCAAAATAAGGCAGAACAGTGAGACTGCCATTAGGATGTTCCTCATCAATATAGGCATCTGCATCAACGGCCAATACCACCAATCCATTTCTTTCTTGACATTCCGAGCAGTTTGGATCAATTAGAGCATCCATCAATTCAACTTTTTCCATTCCTGCCTCTTTGTATGTTTCAACACTTGCTTCGTTGTAAACCATCATAGTTTCAGTTCTGGCAATTCTTTCAGCTCGATATTCCCAGCCTTCAGCTAGTTTATCCATCATTCCGCCATAATTTTCTTTGGGGTAGCCGTTGATTATTTGATATATGGAGTATTTTCGATTATGTCCTTCATTGATTACTTTGCCTAAATCTTTGGCTGTGGTTTCATTTATGGTTACAACCTTTTTGCACATCTTATCTACAAATTTATCTTTATTCGGGAATAGCCATTCTGCATCTTCAAATTGAAATGCTTTTTTATCCTCGGTCAAAAGGGTGTGAAGAAATTTAGAAGTCTCATCAACTATTAATTCGTAAAAAGGTCGCATTGTTTTAATTAATTCTTCATCCGCCTTTTCTCTATCAAATACTGAATTAACTGTCAAGTCTGACTTATTTTTAATTGACTCCGCTTTATCTTTAATTTCTTTTGCCTGGACTTTGAAGAATTTCTCAATTTTAGGTTGATATAATTTTATGAGTTGGTTTTGAAGTTTTAATTTGTGGGTGTAAATTGTTTTGGCGATAATTGCTTTTTTCTTGGCTTTGGCGGAAACTCTTATCTCAACTGGCAATGCTTTTTCTCTAACCCTCACCAATTCCATCATATTCATCGGGCCCATAATCACATCGCCTTCGTCCCCGATTGGTTCTTCCCCCGCAAGAGCAAGAATTTGATTTATGGTAAAAGCATAAGTAGAAGCTGCTATCTTTGCCATTTCAAGTTTCTTTTGCTTGTCATCAAAGTCAACAAAGTCATATCTAAATTCAATGTCTCCCCAGTTGACTTTTTTAAGCCACCAATTCCATTTGTCTTGAATTCGTTCTAAATCTGGCTTTATGGTTTCGGTATAGAAAAATTTATCTGCTTGTTCGGATTTATAATCCGCTTGGTCGTAGATGCCTAATTTCTGCTTAGGAACTCCGAACATAGCCAATATTCTGTCTCTTGAATCTTTAGAGAGTTGAGAGTGAGTTGAAGTTCCAGGATCAACCGAGATGGATTGATATTTAGTCCCTGCTGCGAGTAGAGCAGTTTTATATTTGTTTTTAGCCCCTTGATGGGCTTCGTTCCATTTTTTCAGAATTAATTTAAAAACGCCCTCGTCTTTTATAATTTGGTCAGTGGTGAGAATCCCAGAAGGCCTTGCTCCATTTTTAAAGAAAGATAATAAAGCTTGTTGCTGCGAATATTCAATGTTAAAAGTATTTTCTCCTGCCTCAATTATACCTAAGCCATAATAATCATCATTTGGGTTTGCGTATCTTAAATGAAGTATCTCGTTTTCAGCATATGGAACTTTAATTTGATTAAGCGAATATACATATCCTGCTACTCTTTTTTCTTTTGCGGGCATTATTTTGACTCTGGAAGGTCTTAGAGCATAAATTGTTTTGGGCTGCCCATATGTGTTTATTTCTTCCAATGCGATAAAGGCATTTCCCGTAAGTTTTAAATATATGATAACTTCTTCTATAAATTCAAAATAAGTTTGATATTCGTTTGGACTGTTAAGTAAATCAATAAATGGGTGTTTATCAATTTCTTCTTCTGTGCCTCTTTTATAAATCCCAAAGCGATTTTTACCAATCGTATAAGCAAGCAGTGAAACGCAAGAATAAACCCAGTCAATTTCAGTAATCGATTTCAAGTAACTCTCATAATTAGTATAACGAGGAGAAGGAAGTTGAGCGTCTATCATCTGAAATTTTTGAAAATCAACAGTTTGGGCTCTTGATGATTTTAAATTCAGCAAATTCATAAAGACTCCTAATTTTTTGAAGTTATTCTTAAAAAATGACCTTACAGTGCCCTCTAGGCGTGTTTATTTGGCTTGTATTGAGAGTAAAAAATGGCCTATGTAACTATATTAGTCTTTATTTTAAATGTCTTATATCAAGCCATCTACCTGGTGTT